CCCTATGGGGCGCCCTGTGTCAACCGACACGCATTTCGAAAGGAGGTGGTTGTGGGAGCGAGGTATCGCGGTCGGCTTCAAGCCGGCCGCACTTTCTCGTCGAAGTGGTGGTACACCGGAAATCCGGCTACTACCAAGACTGTACTGGCCACTCGGTCAGTCCAGACATGCTTCGACCACAATCACAGGAGGGGATGGCGGGAACTTGCTTCCCGTCTGAAACTCATTGACGTTGGTGGTCCTTTCCGCCTCTTGGACGCGACTGTTATCACGTCTGGGAGTTACTACGAGTTGGAGTTTAAAGTTACTCCATCATACTCACAGTATTGGCAGGGTGATCTGTTTGCCGATACTCTGACGAGGGATATTCTCTCGTACAGAGGGCTGACAAACCACACTGTTGGCGAAACCTGGCTTAAAGCGATCTGCCCACCAGTGGCGAGTGATACTTCACTCTTTACTGCGGGTGCGACCGCCGTCGCTAGGTCTAGGCCCACTCAACCCCGAGTTGACGTCTCTACCATGTTGGGGGAGCTAGGCGTGGACGGTTTACCGTCTATACCTGGCCAGAGCCGAAACCCTGGTTCTGAGTTCCTCAATCTGCAATTCGGAATTATTCCGACTAGCAGTGATGGGTTGAACTTGTTTAACGCTGTGCGTGAGCAGGCCGATTCTATCGACCGTATGCTCGCCACTAGCGGCAAGCCGATCCATCGGAGGTACAACTTCCCAACTAAGCAGGATGTCAGCCGTCAGCTGTTCACTAATAAACCACCTAGTGTGGTTATTGGGAATGATCTTCCCAATGGACAGCAGGCGACTCTCGGCACTGTAACACGTATAACGCGTTCGATCGAGGATACTTGGTTCAGTGGCGCATATTTGCACTACTTCCCCGAGAACCCCTTCGGTCGGCTGGTCTCTGCACTCGATGCTAAGTACGGTATTTTACCCGGACCTAGCACTGTGTGGAGCCTGGCACAGTGGTCATGGCTCATCGACTGGTTCACCAACGCGGCTGATGTTGTGTCTA